GCTGGTGTTCGCCGCTTCAACCTTACATAAGTCGTAACGACATAAATGCCAAAGCTGTCGTTGTTGCCCTTCGGCAGCTTTGGTCTTAACAACTAGGAAGGATAGAGATGACTGCAACGCTAGTAACCGCCGCTGAACTTACAGATGTGCTTGGAATTGGCACTCTCTATTCTTCCACCATTGTCGAAGGTGTCTGTCAAGCTGCTGAGGACATTGTCACAGCCCAGTTATGGTTTAACTCCTACCCTATTGTCGGTGCAGGTTGCGCAAACAATAACGGCTATGTGGTTTTATCCAATCGGGATACATACACCACAGGTCAGACAATTCAGATTACCAATGCTGGCATTTACAACGGCACAAAGACGATCACGGCCACTTACCCTTACACAATCGGCACTTCTGCATCGTTTCCTTGGTTTATCTTTTCGCCGTATAACCAGACTAATTTTCCACGTCAGTATTCAATCTTGCAATTTGCTTTTACTCACGCAGACGATGTGTACCACCAGATCCAGCCTTACGGCCGCGCATCCATCGACTACGACACACAATTCACCGCTTACAACACAAAGAATGCTGTTCGACTAGCTGCGTTAGAGATCGCCGTAGATATGTGGCAATCACGTCAGCAATCCAGCGCAGGTGGCATTTCACCAGACTTTTCTCCATCGCCGTACCGCATGGGCTACAGCCTTCTGCGCCGCGTTAACGGCCTTCTAGCTCCTTACACTTCGCCAAGGTCAATGGTGGGCTAAATGGTTGCCGTCACAGCACTCAGATCAACATTGGCCACGGCCTTAGCAAACGATGGGGTTTGGCAGGTCTTTTCCTTTCCACCTGCCAGCCCTATCGCCAACTCAATCATCATCTCACCCGATGACCCGTACCTAGAGCCACAAAACAATCAGCAAAACTCGATCTCACCTATGGCCAATTTCAAGATCACGATTATCGTGCCACTACTTGATAACCAAGGTTCACTCAATGACATCGAAACTTTTTTGGTTGGCGTATTTAACAAACTTGCATCAAGCTCTCTCAATATAAGAATGGGCAACTTCACAGCTCCAACTGTGCTGGGCGTAGATGTAGGACAAATGCTTTCCAGCGACCTATCCATTTCTATCCTAACTTCTTGGAGTTAATTATGAGCGATCTATCACCAGAGAATCTGGCCTTTCTTATCAAGATCGGCCAAATCGAAGAAGCACCAGCAGCTCCTAAAGCTGCACCAAAGCCAGTCATACCAGCAGCAGACACAACAGAAGGAGCAAATTAAATGGCAGTCTTTATGCAAAATAACGCGGGTTTTCAAATCCAAGTTTCAAGCGCGTATGTGGATCTTACAAACCACGTTCAATCTATTACTATCAACCGCAATTTTGAGGAGCTGGAAGTCACCAGTATGGGATCAAGTTCAAGACAATATGTCAGCGGGCTAGAAGTTTCCACTATTGCTGTTGATTTTCTCAACGATGACGCAACCGCATCTGTTATGCAAACTCTTAACACACTCGTTGGAACAAACGCAGCGTTTAAGATTTGCCAGACAACTGTGGCAGGCTCACCATCAACTGCAACTATTTCAGCCACAAATCCTTTGTACACGGGTCTTTTGTTAGTTAACAAATTGACACCAGTAGCAGGCAAGGTTGGAGATATTTCAATGCAATCACTTACCTTCACTTGTTCAAGCGCAATTACAGTTTCACCTACAGGTACTTGGTAAAAACTAACTAAAGAAAAGGGGCAACACAATGGCACGGATACAGATCAAGCTAGTTTCAGGAGAAGTCAGCGATCATAGGATCACTCCTTCAATCGAATATGCGTTTGAAGCGTATGCAAAAAAGGGCTTTTCAAGGGCATTTGCAGAAGATCAAAAGCAGTCAGATATTTTCTGGCTAGCTTGGGAGTGTCTGCGCCGCAGTGGAACGATGAACCCTATCCCTACCTTCGGGCAAGGGTTTGTCGATCTGCTGGATGAAGTCAAGGTGTTGGACGATCTCCCAAACGCCTAGGGCGAGGCTCTTTGCATTTCCTAGTTGCGCAAGTAGCCGTGGAAACAGGGATCTCGCCTAAAGACCTAATGGAGTGCGATGAGGAAACCTTTAGCGCAATCCTTGAAGTATTAACTGAGAAGTCGAAAGCGGTGCAAAATGCCAATCGTGGTAACAGGGCTTAAAGAAGCTCAAAAGGCTATGCGGTCGCTGCAACCCGATCTCGAAAAGGAATTGAAAAAAGAAATTAAATCCTTTTTGCTGCCAGTTGTAAAAAAGGCTAAAGGGTATGTACCCACATCTATTTCTGGCCTTTCCAATTGGAAGGCATATCATGGCAATTTTCCTCAATACAACCCAGCGGGTATTAGACGCGGAATTAAATCGCAGGTATTTCCTACCAAACATAGAGGGTCTGGATTTATATCATTGGTAAGAATTGTCAACCTTTCACCAGCTGGTACGATTTTCGAAAAGGCTGGACGTAAGAATCCAAACGGACAACCTTGGAATCCTAAAAACCCATCTCATGACTTTTCGCATTCAAAAAATCCACAAGCAGGGTCATGGTTTATTACTCAAATTGGCAACGCTGGAAAACTTACTGGCACAGGGGCGCGTCAAGGTCGTTTAATTTATCGAGCTTATGACGAAGATCAAGGCAAGGCTTTAAGCCATGTTTTGCAGGCCATAAATAAAACTTCGGTTAAAACCAAAAAATATGTGGAAACCGCCAAGATATTTAGAAAGGCGGCATAATGACAACCAAAGTTAATACCTACATTGACATTATTACCGAGTATCAAAACAAAGGTGCTAAACAGGCTGAAACAAGTTTTGCAAGTTTGCAGAAAAAAGCATTAACTCTTGCTAAAGCATTTGGCGTTACGTTTGCAGCAAAAGAAATTATTGATTTTGGTAAAGCAGCCGTTAATATGGCTGCTCAAGAAAACAAGCAATTTACAGTTTTAGGAAACACCCTTAAAAACATCGGTTTGGGATTTGCTTCTGTCGATGCCAAGTCGTTTATTGAAGGTATAGCTCTTGCCACGGGTACTGCTATCGACACCCTTATACCTGCCTATCAAAACCTATTGGTGGCAACAGGAAACGTAACTCAAAGTCAGCAGGATTTACAAACTGCTATGGACGTGTCAGCGGGTACTGGTAAGGATCTAGCGACAGTAACCACGGCTATTGCCAAAGGATATTTAGGAAATACGACATCGCTTACACGCTTAGGTGCTGGGCTGGATAAAACCCTACTTAAAACAGGTCGCATGGATTTGATTATGAAGCAACTGGCGACCACTTTCAAAGGTGATGCCGCTATCGCTGCCGACACGACCGCAGGCAAAATGGCTCGGGTTGGAGAAGCTGCTCGGCAGGCAACTGTTCAAATTGGAGAAGGACTTATTAACGCTTTCTCATCTTTAACGGCAGGCGGCTCTATTTCAAATGCCACAAAAGATATAGTCAATTTTGGCAAAACTATTGGTGATGCGATTGCCGGTATTGCTGATTTAATAAACAAAATTAAAAGTATGCCCATCATTGGCACAATTTTTAAGGACTTTTTCAAAGTTATTGGGTTTATAGATAGTTATAGCCCTATTGCTTTATTGGCAAAATTACATCAAAAAACTGTTCTAACCGTTGGGGCTATATCACCGACAGTTCAAGCTGCAATAGATCAGGGCAACGCTCAAGCTCAAGCTAAAGCCGTTGCTGCATCTGCGGTTCGCAAAAAGAATGAGCAGGCTATTTTGGCGGCACAAAAGGCTCAAACCCTTGAACAAAAAAATCAGGCACTTCTAAAGATCCTTGGATCAACCAGTCAAGACTTTGAACGTGCAAATATCATGGCAGCTTTGGCTCATGCTCAAACACAAGAAATTAAAGATCAGCTTCAATATCAGCTCGATCTTCTTGATGCCACAAACCAAACTGGCGCAGCGCAAGCCAAAACCATTGACAATGCCATAATCCTTAAAGAGAAAATGCTCTTGGCACAAGGTCAGGTCATGCTTGTTGATGGCTCAATCGTTAACCTTTCAGATGCTAAAAATCCTTTTGCTGGTTTCGACAAATATGTTCAGGATGCTTTAGCAGCAATTTTGTTATTAAATCAAGCGATTATCAATATGCCAACAGTAATGCCAGGTGGTCTTGGTACTTATGGTGGATCAGGTATTTTGCCCGGTTACGGCACAACCTATGGCCCGGGCATTGGAGCAACTACCGATTCTTCTGCAGGCACATCATCTGCTCCTCCACCCGGTTATGGAGTTACCTATGGCCCGGGCATTGGAGCTTCTACAGGTCAATCAGTCAACTTAAACATTTCACTTGATCAAGGCCTTATAGTCAGTACGACAAATGCCGCTTCTGCCGCTGGTTCGCAGATCACTATCAACCGCAATCAGAATCAGTTTGTGTAATGTCATATCAAGCCAATGGAGTAACTGTAAATGTCAGCGTTGATTTCAGCTCTGGTGCATCCTTTGGTTATCCTTTAATACTTGGAGATCCAGCAAACGGAATAATTGGATCTAACATTCTTGGCGATCCAACTGCAAAAATTGTTGATGTATCAAATCAGGTAGGCAAAATTAGCATTAAAGGCGGCTACAACCTTTTCCAAGATCAATTTCAAGCTGCTACCGCCAAGATTAGGATTTACGATCAGACAGGTATTTGGAATCCAACATCAGTTACAAGTCCTTATTGGCCGAACATTGTGCCAATGCGCAAAATCCGCGTATCAGCTTCTTATGCTGGCAATACTTACTACCTCTTTAGTGGTTATATAACCGCCTATAACTACACTTACCCTACCGATCAGGTAATTGCCTATCTTGATATAGATGCCAGCGATGGTTTCAGGCTCATGCAGCTTGCTAACGTAACGACTTTGGCAGGTACGCCATCGGGTCAAGACACAGGTACTCGCATTAACACCATATTGAACGACATCTCATGGCCATCAAACCTTAGACAAATCGAAACAGGTGGGTCAGAATCCCTATGTCAGGCCGATCCTGCTACGGCACGCACAGCTCTTCAAGCCATCAAAAATGTGGAGTTTGTGGAACAAGGCGCGTTTTACATGAGTGGCGAAGGCAACGCAGTATTTAGATCCCGTCGATACATCATTAACAAAAATGGCAAGAACCCAACGTCATATTCCAACGATGGCACAGGGATCAACTATTCAGGCATTGTTTTTGCCAATGACGATAAGACGATCATCAACGATGCCATCATTACCAACATAGGCGGCACGGCTCAAGAGTCCTACAGTCAGGCTTCTATCGACAAGTATTTTCAGCATTCGATCAACCAAAACAATCTAGTAGGACTGACTGACAGCGATGCCCTCAATATCGCCAAAATCTATGTGGCCAGCCGCGCTACCAATTCCATCCGTATCGACTCAATTACCTTGGATCTCAACACTCTTAACTATCCAGCAGGTATTACAGCTGCTCTGGCGACCGATTACTTCGACACCATGGCGATCAAGAATGTGGGTCAGAATGGCACGATCATTCAAAAGACCCTACAAAACCTAGGGCAAGCCTACGAAATAACACCCAACACGTTTGACGTGACACTAACGACTGGAGAGCCAATCGTTGCTGGATTTATTTTAGACTCAACAATCTACGGGATTATCGGCGATCCAGCTGGTGAATCCGTTTTGGCATACTAAGGAGAAGTAAATGGCAGTCGGATTTCCATATTCAACTGGCGATGTATTAACAGCCGCCGACATGAATGGCCTCGTGGCGTTTTCCATCAACGCTCAAACTGGTACAACTTACACGGCTGCGCTGACAGACGAATATCAGGTGTTAGTCACCATGAGCAATGCTGCGGCTAATGCTTTTAAGATTCCTACCAATGCCTCAGTAGCGTTTCCTGTGGGTACGGTGCTGACTGTTCTTAACATTGGAGCAGGCACAACTACCATTTCAGCTGTAACATCTGGTACAACTACTGTTTTATCAGCTGGCGCTACTGCGGCGAGTCCTACTGTGGCTCAATACAAATCTGCTGCGTGTATTAAGACGGCTACAGACACTTGGTATGTAGTGGGTGCAATTTCCTAATGTTAAATTCTTTACCAGCTAGTTTAGGTGTTGGAGTAGCTCCATCTTTAACCGTTGATTATTTAATAATTGCAGGCGGCGGCGGTGGTGGACAAAATGGTGTCAATTCACCTGGACGTTATCAACCCGGCGGCGGTGGTGGTGGTGGGTTACGTTCAACAGTAACAGCTACTGGCGGCGGCGGTTCTTTAGAAACTGCTGCAAGTTTTGCTCTTGGAACTTCTTATGTAGTCACTATTGGCGCAGGTGGCGCAGGTGGCGTTCAAAATACAAGTCAAGCTACAAATGGCAATAATTCCAGTTGCATAGGTGGATCTATTTCTTTAACTTCTGTTGGTGGTGGATTTGGTGCATCAGTTAATGCTTCAAATACTGCATGGGAGGGCCCGATGTCAGGTGGTTCTGGTGGTGGTAGTGGCCCCGGCCCCGGAGGCGCAGGTGGCGCAGGTACAGCTAATCAAGGTTATGCAGGTGGCGCATATACAGGAAACAACACGGGCGCTGGCGGAGGAGGTGCAGGATCAGTTGGTGCAAATAGCACAAGCGGATCGGCAGGTGGGTCAGGTGTTGCAGTTTCAATTTCTGGATCATCCGTAACTTATGCCGCAGGTGGCGCAGGTGCTGATACAAGCACTACATCTGGCGGAGCAAATACAGGAAAAGGCGGTGGTGGTGGAGGAAATCTTGGCGGCTCAGGTGGAAGCGGTTTAATAATTTTTCGTTGGCTTACCTCTCTTGGAAAAACAATCACTATTGGATCAGGTTTAACTGGCTCTACTTCCACAAGCGGTTCATACACACTTGCCACCATAACGGCTGGCACAGGAAACGTGAGTTGGTCATAATGGCACATTACGCTTTTGTTGATGAAAATAATGTAGTTGTTGAAGTAATTGCAGGAATAGACGAACACGAACTCATTGAAGGCGTGAGTCCAGAAATTTGGTATGGCAATTTTCGAAATATGAAATGTATAAGAACTTCATATAATGGAAAAATACGAAACATTTTTGCAGGCGTTGGAATGATTTACAATTTAGATTTAGACGTTTTTTTGCAACCTGCGTGTCACTCTATTGCCATACTTGACAAAAAAACTTTGAAATGGATATGTCAAGATCCAGCACACGAGAAATTACTTTCTGCATGATTCAAGAAATCATATCCAAGGCAGTCAGCCATGTCGGCTACAAAGAAGGTGTCAATAACGACAACATTTTTGCTGGCATTACAGGGCAAGCCAATCATCAACCATGGTGCGCGACCTTTGTATGCGCCGTCTTCAAAGAAGCTGGCTATCCCAAACTGATCGTCAATTCAGCGGCAGTCAGCGCATTTGAAGTATGGGCGCAAGCCGCCAAGATCGTCTATCGACCAGAGCAGGCCAAGCGCGGTGATCTCATCGTCTTTGATTTTGCCAAGGCAGGACATGGCGACCACATCGGTATAGCAATACATGACTTTGATCCAGTCCATCAAACTATTCAGACGATCGAAGGCAACACGTCTGATGGCAATAACACCAATGGAGATGGTGTGTATAAACGCACACGATCAGTCTTATTGGTAAGGGCAGCGATCCGTCCAGCCTATAAGGAGCAATAAATGAAAACTCAACTACTCGCAGCATTAGCTTCATATGCTCGCACAGCTGCATCATCTGTCCTGGGTGCATACATCGCAGGTCAGACAAACCCTAAGCTTCTGCTATCACTCGCAGGTGCTTCTGTGGCCGCCCCTCTCCTACGCGCCCTTAACCCTAAGGACAGCGCATTTGGAGTAGCTGCTAAATAATGAAAACGACCGACTGGGCTGCACTTATCGTTTCAGCCGTAACCATTATCACGGGGTTCGCAGGTGCAGTCCGTTGGTTAGTTAAGCACTATCTTTCAGAGCTAAAGCCCAATTCTGGGCAATCGATGTCAGATCGTCTTGCCGCTGTTGAGCATCAGGTTTATCAAATCTACGAGCTATTGCTGGAGCAGAAACTACGCGACTAGCAGGCTGGCTCAAATAATCTTTATTAGCTTCATATAGATCCACCGCAGCTTGAACCTGCTCCAAAAGCATCGCCACATCCCGACCCATGACTGTTATCTGAAACTGGATGTCGGTGGCATCTGAGACAATCAAAAGGTCGCCTTCATTCGCAATATCGGCGTGCTCGCCGTAGTTGTATAGCTTTAATCGGCTATGAGTTTTAGCTTCACTTTTTACAATAACTCTTGACATGGGGTTCATGGTTCACGCTTCCTTGGGGGTAAGCCATGCGGCGTGTCGTATGAGAAGGGTTCTTGACTAAGTGCTAGCACTCATTCACACTTCTCAGGTAACACTCCACGCCGTCACAGCGGAAGGTGCTTTACATTAGATGAAAGTGAACTGGGTCACAACACCCAATTTACATAATCTTTTTTTGTAGAGAAAATGTAGATTATCGGCGCTTCTCAATATATGGAAGATCCGAATAACCCCTACTCTCTACATTATGTAAAGTAACTTCTGCTCTGACCTTAACAGGTAAGGGCAACATGAACATACAAATCAACCTAGGGCTAGCACTCATTCTTGGCGCAGTCCTTTTCTGCTGGACTATGTACACATACTCAACTGGCTTCAAAGAAGGCCAGAGAGTCGGCTATCACCGCGGCCGTTCAATTAATTTTCGCAGTTTGGCTGACAAAGAATGATCCGCCGCGCTCTTAATGGAATTTGGTGTGATTACTGCAAGTCACGCTACGGAAAAAACAAAGATGGATCATGGCATGAAAACGCTATGGCACAGGCAACTGTCACGATCGTATCCACTCTCCCACAATCCAAGGGTGTCACTCGCTCTTACTGCCGCAAGTGTTTGGACGATGTTCAGAATTGGCCAGATGGCACGATCTTTGACATCCCAGCACAGATTAGAGCTGCGGAGTCCATGAATGTTTGATCTATCTAACTACATGACAGCTGAGGAGCGCATAGCCCTACAAGCTGCTGACAACAAAGACTTTCGCTATGCCACCGAAGAGCAATTTATTACAGATCCCAAGGGCGTTCTTTGGATTATCGTCAAGGCGTTTATCTGGCGCACAGAAGCAGATCCTTGCTACTGGGTATCAGGTTTAGCTGCCGAACGTATGGATACACCTTTTGCAACTGAGAAGGCAGAAACATCGGCATACGCTAGAGCCATTACAAATACTGGCATCCAAAAATACTCCACAACAAAGTCTGGCAACGTTGCACCGCGTCCTAACCGCGAGGAGATGGAGCGAGTACAAGAAAAGCCTGTCGTCCGCCATCAAGCCGAGATAGATAACTGGGAGCAGATCCTTAATTCCAAGCCAGAGGGCATCACTACCCTCTCAGAAGGCGTAGAACTGGTCACAAAGGACATTGGAGCGTCTGCCATACCCGCAGAGTGCAAACACGGCCGAATGAACCGCAAAACGGGTGTGAACTCTAAAGGCTCATATTCAGGCTGGGTCTGCCCACATCCAATACGCGAAGAACAATGCAAAGCGATTTGGGCAAAATGAGCGAGGCATACTTTCCAGACGGCAGAGTCCTAGTCATCTCAGATGACGGCGATATGTTGGTTGAACGCTGGGTGCATTGTGACGGCTGCGATAAGCCCACGCCTAAATCTAAGCTCGAAAACGAGATAGTAAATGGCGAGGTGATGTGGTGGTTATGTCCGATGTGCAGTACATCAAAGTCACACTAACGCGTGAACAGGAAATTGAAGCGCACAGGATCGGCTTTAAGCGTGCTCAATATGACTACTGGCAAGCAGATAGCCCTAAGCGTTTTGATACACGCCTTAACTTTCACGATTTCGTTACTCAACAAGCTGAATCGGTTGCTTCTGAAATGGCTGTTGCGAAGTTTCTCAAAATCGAGGACTTTCAGCCCGACAATCAGAATTACAAAGACTCAGCAGATGTCGGTAGCAATATCGAGGTCAAATACACGAAATGGTATGACGGCCATCTCATCATCTACCCCTACGACCGAGAAGACGATGTAGCTGTGCTGGTTATCGCCAAATCGCCTGTCTATCACTTAGTTGGCTGGATTCCAATCAAGCAGGCCAAGTTTAAGCAGAACTATGTAGCTGCACAAAACACATGGTGGGTTACACAAAGACGGCTCAACCCCATGAAAGACCTAGCAGGGAGTATCTATGGACTTGCTTCGCTTTAAGTGCCGAGTATGTAAAAAGGTACAAGATCACGAAGTCGTATCAGACTTTGGCGATCTACCCGAAGGCATTGTCTGTGTTGAATGCTATGGATGTGGCGTTATGGGCATCGAGAACATGACCAATGAGGTCAAATCAGCAAAACAAGGGCTACTAGATGAGGTAGGTGGCGACTGTGCCTAAATATGTATATGGATGCGATGGTTGTCTGATCGAATGCGATGTCCATGCTGATTTCGGCGGCGCACCCGATAGCTTCAAATGTAGCTGCGGGGGTCAATTTAAGCGTGTCTATACGCCCATAGGCGCGATCTTCAAGGGCACAGGATGGGGTAAAGATAAACGTGGACATTAAAGACAAAATCGCTCTCATCCTTACTTACGGCGCGGTCGCTTTAGTCTTGATTATTGCCGTAGGAGCGTTTGGTCGCAGCTTCTTGCTGGCCATCCTTACGCATCAAAACTATCCCATTTCGGACAATGCCACTCAGTTGATCACAGCTTTAGGCTCTGCCTTAGTGGGCGGGGCTGTGGGATTTATTGGGGGTAGTAAGAAATGACACGCCGACAAAACGATCCTCACGCTCAGCCACTTGACAAGGTGGGTACGATTTCTCGCACCCAGCAACACGGAGTTTGGAAGAATGAATCGTCTTTCAAACGTTTGTCAAAACTAATGTTAATCGTGTTCATGGCTTGTAGTCAGTCGCTCTTAATCGCAGGCCAGAGCTATGCAATTTCGCCTACTGCTCAAATGCAGGAGATGTGGAAGCTCTACGCACACACTCGCCTACTCAACACACAGCAATTCTATTGTCTGGACACACTATGGACTATGGAAAGCCATTGGAATAACTATGCCAAGAACGATCACTCATCAGCGTTTGGTATTGCTCAGGTGCTACATACCAAGACTACTGATCCATATAAGCAGATAGATCAAGGTCTTAACTACATTACACATAGATACAAAGAACCATGTGTTGCATTACATCATCATCTAAAGACTGGTACTTACTAACATGACACACTCTAAAGAAACACGGCACAGACATAAAGAGATCGTGTCTGCTCAGTACAAGAAGCAAAGGCTTCGGGTTCTAGCTAGAGATGGTCATATGTGTCAGCTATGTGGTACGACAGAAGCGCCGTTTCATATAGATCACATCATTCCTAGATCTAAGGGTGGTACTTCTGATCTTGATAACTTGCAGGTCTTATGTAAGCGTTGCAACCTTGCTAAGGGCTCTAGGAGCGTTTTTTTAAGCACACCCACTACCCCCCCTGTCTTTTCCGAAGTTATCTCTCCAAGGGGTCAAACAAGCACAGTTATCTATGACGACTTCGGCCAGATTGAACCAGATGACAACTGATATAGCCCAGATTAAACCTGCGCTGCTGGGGGCTATTGAACCTAGACTCCACTCTCCCACTCTCACAGGCGATTCTCTTTCACATGAGATCGAGGAGCTTGCAGAGCAAATCGGAATGCCGCTTATGCCATGGCAAAAGTGGGTTCTCAAAGACATGATGACTGTCGATGACGCAGGTATGTTTATCCGCAAGTCCAACCTGCTATTAGTGGCCAGACAAAATGGCAAAACCCACCTTGCGTCTATGCGGATTATTTGGGGCTTAATTAAGGGTCAAAAAATTGTGGCCATGTCATCTAATCGTTCGATGGCACTCGACACCTTTCGCAACGTGGTCTGGATTATGGAACGCCATGAGTTTCTAGCTGCTCAGATGTCCCACAAACCACGGATGGCCAATGGTCAGGAAATGATCATGATGAAAAACGGGGGCAAGTATGAAATCGTGGCTGCTACCCGCGATGGATCGCGTGGTCGCACAGCTGACTTTCTCTTTATTGACGAACTTCGAGAAATTGACGAAGAAGGATTTAAGGCTGCTACGCCAGTCACCCGCGCACGGCCAAATGCCCAATCGCTCTATGTGTCCAATGCTGGCGATGCGTTCAGCGTGACCCTCAATAACTTGCGAGAGCGAGCACTTTCCTATCCACCAGAGTCCTTTGGGTTCTACGAATATTCAGCTCCACAATTTGCAAAAATAGATGATCGAAAAGGTTGGTCTTTTGCGAATCCTGCGCTGGGTCATAAAATTACAGAGGAAACTCTAGAAGAAGCTGTCAGCACATCGACTATTGAAACCACCCGAACCGAGATGTTGACTCAATGGGTTGACAGTTTGGCATCTCCATGGCCACATGGGGTTTTGGAAGATACTTCCGACTCATCGCTGGTCTTAAACCACAATTCCAGATCCATCTTTGCTTTCGATGTATCACCTTCACGGCGTTATGCCAGTTTGGTCGCTGGGCAAGTCTTAGAAGATGGCCGTATTGCTGTGGGCATTTTGCAAAAATGGGAGTCCATGGTCGCCGTAGATGATCAGAAAATTGCCGTGGACATTAAAGCTTGGGCTGATAAGTATCGTCCTCGGATGGTCTGTTACGACAAATACGCGACTCAAACGATCGCTGACAAACTTAAAAACGGCGGGGTCATGGTTCAGGACATTTCTGGCTCGGCCTTTTATCAAGCCTGCGGCGATCTTCTCGATGCGCTGGTCACTCACAAGCTAGTCCACAATGGAAACCCAGAGTGGATTCAAAATATGAACAATGTAGCCGCCAAGGAAAATGACTCGGCTTGGCGTATCGTGAAAAGAAAATCGGCTGGCGACATTTCAGCTGCTATCGGTACGGCCATGATCGTCCACCAGCTGCTCAAACCGCAGTCAACCCCGATGATTATTGCCGTTTAGACACTACGCGACACACCACCACTTACCCTTGACAATTTGCCACGCTTCTCTCCATGGGACTACTCGAAACTCTGGGGCTACGCACTCGTGCGGAAGCTCCTCAATCGACTCCGAAAGTACGCGCACAATTAAACCCACCAGTAATGGATGCACCTTATGGTAATTATTATGGAAATAATGCATGGGGTGGTTATGGATCTTATGTTAATGCGATCACGCGCCAAAATGCTATGGCTATCCCAAGTGTTGTTCGCTGTCGTAATCTTATTTGTAATACTGTCGCGGCTATTCCGCTAAAAACTTATGACAAGGCCACAGGTAAAGAAATACCTAATATGCCATGGATCGAACAACTAGATAAAAGACAACCACGCGCTGTCACATTAGCTTGGCTTTGCGATTCACTACTCATGTACGGAGTTGCGTACCTACGCGTTGAAGAATTGTATGCAGACGATAATCGTCCATCTTCTTTTGAGTGGATTCAAAACGATCGCGTAACAACAAAGTTTAATGCTAAATCTACTGTTATTGACTATTACATGGTTGATTCTGTCAAAGTGCCAGATTCAGGCATTGGATCACTTGTCACATTTCAAGCACTTAACCAAGGTATTTTGTTAACATCGCTACAAACAATTCAAGCTGCACTTAACATTGAAAAAGCTGCTTCTATTGCAACTGAAACTCCTATGGGTTCAGGGTTTATCAAAAACAATGGCAGCGATATTCCAGAAGAAGAAGTGCAAGGCATTCTCAACTCTTGGAAGAATGCGCGCAATTCGCGTGGAACTGCATACCTTTCACAAACTTTGGATTTTCAGGCTATTTCGTTTTCACCTAAAGACATGGCTTACACGGAAGCAAAACAGTATTTTGCAACTGAACTTTCACGCGTTTGTAACGTGCCAGCATGGATGATAGATGCCGAAGTTATGCGTTCTATGACATATCAAAACATTATAGATGCGCGCAAAGATTTCATGGCCTACTCCCTCGCGCCATTTATTTCCGCTATTGAAGCGCGACTATCTATGGACGATCTCACACCTCGCACACAAGAGGTTCGTTTTGCCGTAGATGACACATTCTTGCGCGTAGATCCACTTGCGCGTTTGCAGGTAATTCAGCAGATGCTTGAACTACAACTTATTGACTTAGATCAAGCTAAACAAATGGAAGGACTAGCACCAGATGGATCAGGACTCACCAACGATGCACTTAACCTTTAGCGCACCGATCCAAGCTGCCGATACTGGCCGCAGGATCATTTCAGGCGTTGTCGTACCTTTCGGCAAAATCGGACACACTAACGTAGGCGCAGTTATTTTTGAACGCGGCTCTATAGCGATCCATGATGGAACTAAAATCAAATTGCTTGCGCAACATGAGCCAACGAATCCGATAGGCCGCGCTCAATCTTTTCAGACAACAGACGATGCGATCTATGGGCAATTCAAACTATCTGCATCGCAAAAGGGCAACGATTATTTAATCATGGCAGCGGAAGGTCTTATTGACGGCCTATCTGTTGGCGTAGATGTCATCGCATCGAAGCCAGATCACGATGGAGTTATCCATGTGACTGCCGCTGTACTTAAAGAAGTTTCTTTGGTTGAAACACCTGCGTTTGATAACGCAAAGGTGCTTTCTGTTGCTGCTCAAATGGGTGACATGGAAGAAGCAGCTGAGGAAGTTATAGAAGACAAAGAAGCAGAACTTATTGACCAGATTTCTAACGCCGTAGATCAACTGAAAACTCTTCAGGACGTCGAAGAAGCATTAGATGAAACCCAACCCGAAACAGAAAGTGAGGCAAGCGTGGACGAAACCACAACAGCCGCAAAACCAGAGGCGATCGAAGATCGTCCAGTAATTAAGGCTTCACAGCCATACATCACCACAACTGTTCGCCACGGCATCACTTCTAAGGGCAAGTATGCTGAACACAAAGTAAAGGCTGCACTCGGTAACGAGGAGTCAAAGCTTTGGGTTGCGGCAGCAGAAGATCCTTCAAACATCACAGCTGCGGCAGACGCTATGTCAACAAACCCAGCCTTCAACCCAACTCAATATCTTTCACAGTTTGTATCCAACACAAACTTTGGCCGTCCAACTATTGACGCTGTCGGTCGTGGGGTATTGCCTGCTAGTGGTCTAACAATCAACATTCCATCATTGGTTACTTCTGCTGGTGGCGGTTCTGATACTGCTCCAACAGTAGCTCTTACAGCTGAATCAGCTGCTCCATCTGATACAGGAATGACATCTACTTACGAATCAGTAACAGTCAAAAAGTATGCGGGTCAACAGACAATCAGCCTAGAGTTGATGGAACGTTCAGATCCAATCTTCTTTGATCAACTTGCTATTCAACTAGAGCGCGCATACTTGCTTGCTACAGATGCAGCGATGATCGCAGTCCTAACAGCACAAGGCACACAAGCTGCTACAACAGCTGGTACTTCTGCCGGTCTTATCAGCTACATCTCAACGGAAGCACCTGCGGCATACGCTGGATCTTCATATTTTGCATCAAACATTGTCACCAATACTTCATGGTGGTCAACTTTGATCGGTGCTGTTGATACAACTGGTCGTCCGATCTACAACGCGATTAACCCTTACAACACAGCTGGTCAATCTGCTCCAACAAGCATCAAGGGCAACGTCCTTGGTCTTGATTTGTATGTAGATAAGAACGTCACATCTGGTTTAGTCGATGAGTCAGCATTCATCATCGCACCAGAAACAGCTACTTGGTGGGAGTCACCTACTGCGTACTTCTCAGTCAACGTGGTCAATTCAATGTCTGTCAACATGGCTATCTATGGCTATGGCGCAGGTAAGGTCTTGATCCCAGCTGGTGTTCGCCGCTTCAACCTTACATAAGTCGTAACGACATAAATGCCAAAGCTGTCGTTGTTGCCCTTCGGCAGCTTTGGTCTTAACAACTAGGAAGGATAGAGATGACTGCAACGCTAG